AGGATTTGAGATTAGTTCAACTGCACCAGCGGCTATCAATGCAAGTGGTGGCACATTCATCTTCTTGGCAATCGCATAAGGAAAAATCATGCAAATTAGAATTAGACAAACAGGCGCGGTAATGTATGAAGACGAGTACCGCAGAGATCATTTTAATATGGGTCTGGCACAGGCTCTGACTGAAGAAATTCTTAATGACCGAGGTGCAGACATTGTGTTTGAAGGCCCACAGGCTACTGGTGGAAACCAATACCAATACTCAATGCTTCATGGCGTAGAACAAATTGGCGGCAAATGGTACACAAAGTATGTGCTTGGCCCAATCTTTACAGATGGCGAAACAACTGCCGCTGAACAAGAAACGGCGTACAAAGCAAGAATGGATTCTGAGCGTGCCGAAACTATGCGTACAGAGCGCAACGACAAACTCAAGGACTGTGACTGGACTCAGATTTCTGACAGTACTGCTGATAAAACTGCATGGGCTACATATCGTCAAGCCTTGCGTGATGTGCCTACGCAAGAAGGTTTTCCTTGGACAATCACTTGGCCTGACGCTCCCTGATCATGTGGGACTGGGTCGAAGCATTCATTGCGGCGACTCTTGTAGTTGCCTTTGTGATTTTTAGCCTTTACATGATTGCATGGAGTTGGGCGTGGTAAATGCGTTGGCTCATACTGTTACTGTTGTTGGGGCTAGTTGGAGCCGTAGCCAAGAATGGATGCCATGTGCGCGAGTTCTATGGGATAGGTTACACCCAGCACGACCCCACAATGCGCCACAAAGAGATGATGGCATGGCTAATACAAAACGCAGAGCATTGCAAAACTTCAGACTATGTAGTCATTTGGAACAATTTGTCAGAGTGGGCTGGCGCGTCAGATTCTGTTCAGCTTAGGGCTAAAGTCATACACGGATACAAAGATGCACTTGATCGGGAAAAGCAGTGAAGATCAGTTACGACAAATGGTATCCAGTAGTCCAGCCGTTGGTTACGCCGCAACAAGATGTATTCATCAAGCGGGTAGAAAAGCTGGACGCTGAGCGGGCTTTGCAGGTACAGATTGACAATACGGTGAAGAAGTTCCACCAGTATGAGTATGAAATTTATGAGTACAGGATGCGTCAGATCACTTTGAACATCCAGATCAACAACTTGAAGCGCGAGATTGATAGATTGGTTTGAATATGGTTACAGCAAAGAAAACAACTTCCAAAGCGCCAGCTAAGGTAGCGCCTGTTAAGCGGCGTATGCCTAAACCAAAAGCAGAGCAGACAATCAATGTGTCTGTTGCACCTGCTCAAGCTGTACCTGCAAAACCAGCAGAAGCCCCCAAAACTGACGCAATTGGGCGTATTACTGATCTTATTAAGTGGGTTGACAATCCATTTAAGCTGTTTACAGTCATTTTGCTGAGTTTCTTGGCCTTTGCTGGATACTTTGCGTGGGATTCCCGTCAAGTCATCCTTCACGCCATCACGACTCAAGACAAGATGCCACAGTTAGCAAAGCAAGAAGAATTGCTTGCGCCAGCCCGTAGCCTCATGAAAGATGTCGATGGCTTAGTTGTTTTAGTTCATAAGGCTAATTTGGCGACCAACAGTCGCACCACCGTGCTGGCCTTAAACGCTGACGGATCAAGGGAAAAAACAATGGAGGGAGTGGTAACTTCTTTGTTTAACGCAAGCGCAGACCGTAACGCCGCTATGGTTGCAATGCTCAACAACGAAGTTTTGTGCGAGGAATTTAACCCATCATCTAAAGTAGGTGAGTGGGGAGCCAAGCAGGGCGTGAAATATATGTGCCGTGGCTCCATCCCACCAGATATGGGCAAATTTGCAGGGTATGTAGCAATTGGATTTAAAACCAAGCCAGAGGATATTGCGGCTTTGAAGACACGCATAAACTTGGCGGCAACTGATATGTCAGAGGAGTAACTATGTTTGAAGTTCTAGGTGGTGGTATTTTGGGCGGGGTCTTTGGCGGTATTTTCCGTCTAGCCCCTGAAGTTCTCAAATTCTTTGACAAGAAGAACGAACGCGCTCATGAGATGCTGATGTTCTCTCGCCAATGCGATTTAGAGCAAATCCGTGGACAGCAAAAACTAGCTGAAATTGGTGCTCAAAGAGAAGCGGCAATTGATGTTGGCGTAATGGATGCCTTCAATGCGGCAATCAACCAACAGGCTGAGATGGTCAAAGCCGCAGGCGGCTGGGCGGCTAGTCTGTCCGCAAGTGTTCGCCCTGTGGTGACTTACTGGATGCTTTTCATCTGGAGTTTTGTCCATGTGTGGTTTGCATGGAACTCGTGGCTTGCTGGCGCTCCTGCCATAGAAGTTTTTAAAACCATGATGTCGCCTGATTTTTCAGCCCTTCTGTCTGGAACTATCAATTATTGGTTCCTCGATAGAACTCTCAAACAGCGTGGACTGTAAACTTAAAATCGGCAATTGAATACTTATGAACCTAGAACTAGCCGCCACACTGTGCAGACAGTTTGAAGGCTATCGAGCCAAGCCGTACCTTTGTCCAGCTAATGTAGCTACGATTGGGTACGGTTCTACCTACTACGCTGATGGGCGCAAGGTGACACTGCAAGACCCCCCAATGGATGAGCCAGCGGCTCGGGCACTGCTGATGTTTGAGTTGGAGCACACTTACCTTCCAGCCGTCTTGCGCAATTGTCCTATCTTGGCTACCGACGAGCGCAAATGCAACGCTATTGTTGATTTTTGCTACAACCTTGGCGTTGGCAGGCTCCAAACTTCCACCCTAAAGCGTAAGATTAACGCTCAAGACTGGGAAGAAGCCAAAGAACAATTAAAGCTCTGGAACAAGGGTGGGGGTAAAGTTCTGGCTGGATTAAAAAAACGCAGAGATGCAGAATGTTTACTTCTCTAACACAAGTTGCCTTGAACTACCTTTCAAGAGTATAATTTTTCTCAGGCGCATGCTGTATCAGCGGCTAATACTATTGGAGTATTTATGAGCTATACCATGACCTACGACAGTCTGCTCGTAGATGTGCGCCGTTATCTTGAGCGTGGTTTCACCCAAGAAAGCGACCAGATCGTCTACGACCAACTGCCTCGGTTGATCACATTGGGCGAACGCAGGATTGCGCGAGAGCTTAAGATTCAGGGGTTCATCCGAGCGGTGACTACCCCTTTATCCGTTGGCGTGGCTGTCTATTTGAAGCCTGACCGATGGCGCGATACGATCAGCATGACTGTCAATGGATCGCCCATCTTTGCTCGAGCATACGAGTATTGCCGCAGTTACTGGCCTGACGAAGCCGAGACTGGCGCCCCTCAGTTTTATGCTGACTACGACTATCAGCACTGGCTGATTACCCCAACACCTGCTACAGCACAGACTCTTGAAGTCCTGTACTACGAGCAACCTGCCCTTTTGGGCGATGATCTACAAACCAACTGGCTTACTGAATACGCCCCTGATGTGTTGCTGTATGCGACCTTGCTAGAGGCAACGCCGTTTCTTAAAAAGGACGAGCGCATCCAGACTTGGCAAGCCATGTATGACCGTGCGGCGCAGGCGCTCAATGGCGAAGACTTGAAGCGCATCATGGATCGCACAGCAACTAGGAGTGAAGCGTAATGCCTATCTATACCGATGTCTTTGGTGGAGCAAACATCTACCCAAGCGAGATCAGCTACAGCGCCATAACGCTGACGACTACGGATGTCACGCTAAGTTGGCCCGAGGAAACCTCGACTAACACAAACCTAGCAACCCGCATCATTGATGTGACCGCCACCAACTCAGGTCGGTCAATCTTCTTGCCTGATGCTCAAAAGAGTGGTGTAGGCAATACCATCCTGTTCAACAACCAAGGCGCTCAGACTTTCTTAGTTAAGAACGCTGGCGGTACGCAAGTTGCGTCGATTGCCGCTGGTACTGTTTGGCAAATCTATCTGACAAGCAACACCACAACAAATGGTTTGTGGGAAACGCTTCAGTTTGGCGCTACGGTATCTGAGGCCAATGCTTCAGCGCTGGCTGGCACTGGCATTGTGGCTGTTGGCACATTGCTGTCTCAGTCTGTCCCAATTACACAGTTCAACACAAATTACACAGCAGGTGATTCAGACCGCGCCAAGATGTATTTGTGGACTGGTGCAGGCTCAGGCGTACTGACATTGCCTAGCGCCGCCACGGTGGGCAACAACTGGTTCATGTACTTGCGTAACTCTGGTGGTGGTCAGGTCACTGTCACACCTTCTGGCGTTAACACAATTGATGGCTTGGCAACAAAAGACTACCAGCCAACTGAATCATCTGTCATTATTTCTGATGGCTCAAACTTCTACACGCTTGGCTTTGGTCAGGCTTCTGTGTTTGTGTTTGACTACACAACGATTGCAATTGCTGGCTCTGGCACATACACACTGACAGGCTCAGAACTCAACCGTATTGTGTACCAGTTTACAGGCTTGCTGACTGGCAACCGCACTGTGATCGTGCCTGCAACTGTTCAGCAGTATTGGATTGACAACGCCACAACTGGTGCTTACACGCTGACTGTCCGCACCTCCGCAGGCACTGGTGTTGCAGTTGCACAAGGCTCACGAGGCATCTATTACTGTAACGGCACTGATGTTGTCGACGCTGACACAACTACTGCAAGCTACCCAATTTCGGTTGCAAATGGTGGTACAGGAGCTACTACAGCAGGTGGTGCGCTGATTAACCTTGGCGGCACTGCTGTAGGTATCCCAATCTTTGAAGCGGCTGACCAACAAGCGGCATGGACTGCTTTAGGTGTCGCTCCTGCTGGTGTTGTTAATGGTGGGACATACTAATGCCAGAATCCACAATAGTCCTAAAGTCTCTTGCTGGTATCAAGCGAGATGGTACTAGGTACGATGGTGACTTTTACATTGACGGACAGTGGGTCAGGTTTCAGCGCGGCTTGCCTAGAAAGATTCTTGGCTATCGCTCGATCAACAAATACCTGACAGAAATTTCTCGAGGCTTTAACAGTTTCACTCAGCAGAGCTTGCAGTATTGCCACTCAGCAGGCGCGTCGACTGTCGAGCGCTTTACAATTGATACAAATAAGAATAGCTCTGTTATTAGCAACAGAACGCCTGTAGGTGTGGCGGCTACTGGCACGGTCACATTGACAGGTGGTGGCGCTGGCTCAGTTAACAGCATCACTGTCAACGGCGTGACCATCACATCAGGCTCTGTTTCTTTCACAACTGACTTGGCTACGACTGCCACCGCAGTTGCGGCAAATATTACCGCTTACACATCTACGCCAAACTACACTGCTGTAGCTGTTGGCGCGGTGATCACCATTACATCATCGACTGTTGGTCAAAATAAAAACGGATTTGTGGTGGTGGCTAACACGACAACAATCACCACGACTGTAACTGACATGTCTGGTGGCTTAGATGCTTTGGTTAGCTCTACCTACAACCAGTGGATGTTCCAGACAGCGTATGACGCATCAACGACTGCTAACTCCATCATTGCGCATGTGGCTCCTAACTTGCAGTGCGTGTGTAACGACACTGGCGGTCAGATTTTCTATGGCGATGTTTTAGGCACTGCCCCACTCGTCGAGATTCCACTACCCGCTGGCGCTAACACCACTGGTGGCATTGTGATGTTGTTTCCCTACCTGTTCTACTACGGTACAGCAGGCATCATTGGCTGGTCTGTTGCTGGCGACTTTACTGATTTAAGTGGCTCAGGATCAGGCATCGCTCGTGTGTGGGGCCAAAAGATTGTTAAGGGCATGCCACTGCGTGCAGGCTCAGGCTCAGCGCCAGCAGGTCTGTTCTGGGCTTATGACGCTGTGATCCGTGCAACCTTCACAGGTGGCGCGACTGTATTCCAGTTTGACACGATTGCCACTGACACTTCCATCATGTCGCCTGACTGCGTGGTGGATTATGATGGCGTGTTTTTCTGGTGTGGTGTTGACCGCTTCTTGATGTTCAACGGCGTGGTGCGTGAAGTACCTAACCAGATGAACCTGAACTACTTTTTTGACAACATCAATGAGAGCCAGAGAGCAAAAGTGTTTGCGTTCAAAGTGCCTCATTTCGGTGAAATTTGGTGGTGCTACCCACGCGATGACGCGACAGAGTGCACGCACGCTATCATTTACAATGTGCGCGAGAACTCTTGGTATGACACAGCACTGCCTGCATCGGGTCGTGCCTCTGGTGGCTACAACAACGGGTTTGCCGCACCTTTGCTGACAGACTGTATTCCCACAGCAAGTGGCTATCGTGTATGGATTCACGAGCAAGGTGTTGACGAAATTGAAGGTCAATCAGTCTTGCCTATCCAGTCTTATTTTGAGACAGCAGACTTGTCTTCATTGCCACAGGGCAGGAACGAGTATCTGCGGATCACTGAGATTGAGCCTGACTTTATCCAGAGTGGCCCCATGACTGTGCAAGTTACAGGCCGCGCTAATGCTCGTGCACCTGAAGTTTTTAGTAGCGTGTTCTCATTCCCTGAGACAGCCTCCGAGCCTTACCAGCAGATTGTGATGCTCAAAGAACAGCGCCGTGAGTTGCGTGTGCGATTTGAGTCTAATGCTGTGGGTGGCAACTATCAGATGGGCCAGATCATTGCGCACATTGATTCTGGCGATAGGACGGTGCTTGGATGACCACAATTACTCGCCCCTCTTATATGTCGCTCCATGACTGGGCTGACCAGATTGCGCTCGATCTGGACAGCTATGGCGCGCTTAGTCGCCTTGATGGTGACGACTGGCAGAACTGGGCTATGCAGTTTTTAAACAATACATCGCTAGGCAGAAACTTTCCCCTGCCTTACGATTTTGATGATTGGCGTGACTGGGCTGAGCGATTTGCTCAATCGCTGTCTTAATTGGAGTGACAAATGGATAAGCAACAGATTCTTGAAATTGCAAAGAACGACCCACGGTTTTCTAAAGCGATCCTGACACTTGAGAACCAGATTGGCGACATGCCAATTACGCCAGAGGGCTTGGACGAGTTAGTCAAGTTGCTTGAGTTTGCGCTGAACAACCCTGACAAGTATCCTGAGATCGTTGCGTCCGCAGTTAAAGACGACATGGTTGAAGAGGGTGATTTGCCTGAGCAGTTTGACCCTGTGGTGATCATCTCCTTGCTCGTATTGTTGTATGGCATGCAAGAGCGCCTAAAGCAAAAGGGCTATGCAAAGGGTGGTCTGGCGGCAATGGGCAGGCATGGCGACACGATGCTGGCGCACATCAACCCACGCGAGGCAGAGATGCTCAAGCGGATGGGTGGCTCAGGCACAATTAACCCACGCACAGGCTATCCTGAATACTTCAGCTTGAAGAAGTTTTTGGCGGTGGCGTTGCCGATTGCGTTGGACTTTATTGTCCCGGGGGCTGGTACGGCAATCGGCTCCGCAATGGGCTTCTCAGGCACTGCCGCCGCCATAGCTGGCGGTGCTGTTATCGGTGGAGGCACAGCCGCCCTCACTGGTGGCGATCCCCTCAAAGGCGCTTTGCTTGGCGGTTTAGGTGGTGGCGCTGGCGACTATCTTGGCTCAGCCGCAAACAGCTCTCTTGGACTTAACTT